GCTCATCCCCGCCGCCTACGAGACCGCCGCCGACATCATCCTGCGGTCCATCTCCTTGCCCGAAAGCGGCATGAGCTCCGGCGTCGCCAACCCCTGGACCGGCAAGCTCATCCCCATCAGCGATGCCCGCCTGGACGCGAACAGCTCCAAGGCTTGGTACATGGTCGCCGATCCTAACCAGATCGACACCGTCGAGGTGTCCTTCCTGGACGGCAACGAGCAGCCCACCCTCACCGAGCACGAAGAGTACAAAACCGACTCCATCGTTTGGAAGGTGCGGCACATCTTCGGCGCGGGCATCATGGACTATCGCGGCTTCTACAAGAACGCCGGACAGTAACCAGCAGCAAGCACAAGGAGAAAGCACATGGCTCTGAACCGTATCTGCGAAGGAAAAGTCCTGAACTACACCAACTCCACCGGCGTGGACATCCCGTCTGGCGCTCCGGTGCTTATCGGCGCCACCCTCGGCGTGGCCCTCACCGACATCCCCGACACCCTCTCCGGCCCTGTGTCTATTGAGGACGTTTACAGCTTGCCCAAAGACGCCGCGATCATCGGCCAGGGCGCAAAGGTCTACTTCGACGCCGACGGCAACCCTGTCGGCGGCACGGCCGGATCTGGCGCATTGACTGCGACGGCCGAGGGCAACGTGTACGCGGGCAAGGCGTACGCCGCAGCTACCGGTGCCGATGCCACCGTCCAGGTCAAGCTCAACGCGTAATTCAAGGCCCCCTCCCTTGACCGGCCCGCTCCGGTCCTGGCGCACACGCCGGGGCGGGCCAAACTGAAAGAAAGGACGGCGCATGCAAGAACTCTTTGAGCACTTCGGCTTCAAGGCAGGTTGGTCCACTTTCCTTGCCTGCTTCGCTTGGATCCTGGGCGGGCTCGATGTCGCAGTGCTCGCGCTGTTCGTGCTCTATGCCGTGGACTTCGCCTTGGGCTTGTATATGGCCTGGGTCACCAGCTCGCTGTCCTCTGGAAAGGCTCGTCAGGGCATGGCCAAGTTCGTGCTCTATGTCATCGTCATCGCCTGCGCCCACATGCTCGATCTGGCCATGTCCAGGACCTTCCCATTCCTGGCCAACTATGTGCGCGACACCATGGTCATCTTCGTGGCCATCAATGAATTTCTCTCTGTCTGCACACACCTGGCCGCCCTTGGTCTGCGCGTACCCGAGTCCCTGCAAGCTCGCCTGCGCAGCTACCGCGACGGCGCCCTGGACAGCCCCGGTCAGCCGGACGCCTTGACCCCCGCCACCATGCCGCAGCCGCCCGCAGGCGACGGCCCCGGAGGCGCGCAATGACGGCCTATTTACCCCCGCGCCAGCTCCAGCCACAACTCATGCGGCACGAGTCTCTCCGGCTTGAGGTGCATCTTTGCCCGCGCGGCAAGCACACCGTTGGCTGGGGGCACAATCTTGAGGCCAACCCGGTGCCAGGCATTCCGTTGCAGCTCGGCTACCGCATCAACATCGACCAGGCCGAGCGTTTGCTCGTGGCCGACATCCTCATCTCCGGCAACGCCGTGCAGACCCGCTGGCCCTGGACTCTGATTCTCGACGCGGCTCGCATGAGCGTTCTGGTCAACATGAGCTTCAATATGGGGGCGGACAAGCTGGCGAAGTTCCGCCAGACCCTCGCGCTTGTTCAGGCAGGCGATTACGCCGGGGCCTCGCTTGAGATGCTCCGGAGCGACTGGGCCGAGCAGGTGGGCGACTACGCCCCCGACAGCCCGAAGGGCATCAAGAACAACCGGCCCGGTCGCGCTTGGGAGCTCTCCCGCCAGATGCAAACCGGCGAATGGTGGGCTGGCGTCGGCACGAGCGAGGTGGCCCGATGATCCCCGTCATCCCCACCACCAGCAACGCCAAGGCCGTCACCATCCTGGCCAGCGTGCTCGCCGCGCTCATCCTCGCCGCCGTTGTAGGCTGGTGGGCGTACGGCCAGGGCTACGAGAGCGCCGACAACAAAGGCAAGGCCGCCCTCGCCAGCCGCGAGGCCGAATATGCCAGGGCCAGCGACAACGCCACGGCAGAGACCAACCAGCAGTCCGAGTCTCTGGCCAAGCGCGGCAACGAACTGTCCGCAGAACTCATCACCACCCGGCGCGAACTGGCCGCCGCCCGTGCCGAAATCACCAGGAGGATCCCCGATGTCGCGCAGTCTGTGTCTGCTGCTTGCGTGTTTGGCCCTGACTTCGTGCGCTGGTGGAACGACGCAGCCGGTATTCGTGCCCACGCCGCCCCCGGCGCGGCAGATTCCGGCGGAGCTGCGCGCCGATCCGGTGAAGCCGGGGCCGATGGTGAAGGATTACGACAAGATGAATCCGTGAGCCTCCCGGCGCTTATGGCCCACCACCGGGACTTGCAGGCCTATGCCCGCGATCTTGAGGCTGTAAGCGCCAAGCGACTGCAACTTCTGGAGGCGTGGTCGCAATGAGCAGCAGCGCAAAACTCCTTGAGCTCAAGTACGACGAAGGCAAGCTTCGTGCGTCGCTTGTCTCCCTCTCGAAGGTGCCCGAAAAGGAGCGCACAGCCTTGGCGCGCGCCATCAACAAGGCGCTCTATGGCACCCGCACCGACATCGTCGCAGATTTGCGCAGCCGCACCGTGCTCAAGGCCGGGATCATCCGCAAGGGCGTTTCGGTAAACACGGTCTGGTGGTTCTCGCATAGCTGGGCGCGGGGCTATGTCCGTGTCAGCTCCGGGCGTTTGCCGCTTACGGAATACAAGGTCACCCCGATGCGCCAGACCGCCCAGCCGAGGAAGAAGCCGTCACAATACAAGCCGTTGCGCTACGTTATCGAGAAGGGCGGCAAGAGCTTCGATAACACCCCCAGGGACGAAAGCCGCTCCAAGCTGTTTATGATCCGTGGGCACAAGTCCGGGGCTCTCAAGGTGTTCACCCGGCTCGGACCGGAGCGCCTGCCCATCGTCACGGAGACCGGACCCAGCCTCCAGTTCTTCTACGGTCGGGATGAGTACTCCCAGTACATCCTCAAAAAAGCCGACGCCCGCTTCCGCAAGGAGCTGGCCCACCAGATTTCGCACCTGGCCGGAGGTGGCAGATGACCGACGATCTTCTGTCCATTATGGCGTCCGATCTCTCCGCTCTGTTCGACCTGGGCGGCCTCACCATCCCGGTCGAGTACCGCCCGGCTGTGGGCGAAGCAGTGCAGCTCAAGGGCATCTACGACGAGGCCTGGTGCGAGGTGGACCCGCAGAGCCGCGCGCCCATCGGCAGCACCTCCCCGGCCCTGCACGTGCAGACCGGCCAGCTCCCGGCAGAGCCGGACGACGCCGACCGCCTGGTCATCAAGGGCCGCACCTTCCGCATGCTCATGCCCAAGCCCGACGGCGAAGGCGTCACCATCTACCCCCTGAAGGAGATGCGCCCGTGAGCGCCCTGCACCCCCGCACCGTCATCCGCAAGGCCGTGGCCGCGCTGCTTGCAGGCAAAACCGCCGCCGGGCAAAACGTCTACACCTCTCGCGTGGAGGCCTTCGGCTCGCGCCACCTGCCCGCCATCAGCATCTACACCACGGACGAGGACGCCGACACCGGCGACACCTCGCCGCGCCGCTACACCCGCACCCCGGATGTTGTGGTGCAGGCCGTGTTCGAGGTGGACGAGCACCTCGACGACGCCATGGACGCCATGTCCCTGCAGATCGAGGCCGTGCTGTTGGCCGAGCCCACCTGGGGCGGCGTGGCCGACGACTCCGTGCTGGTCAAGAGCGCCATGTACCTGGCCGAGAATGGCCGCTCCGAGTTCGGCTGCCTGTCCCTCACCTTCCGGGCCGAATACGACACCAAGCCCGGCCTGCTGGACGAGGCGACCCTGGACGACTTCGCCACCGCCGACGTGACCTATGACCTCGCCCCGGCGGACGGCAGCATCGACGCCGAAGACGAGATACACCTGCCCACCACCTAACGCCCAGGAGGATTAGCCCATGGCCAGACCCGTCATCACCATCAAGCCCGCGCTGGACGCCGAAGGCAAGCCCCTTGTCGTGCGCGACCCGGTCACCATGCAGCCCCTGCCCCCGGAGGGCGTGCAGGTGGAGAAGAACACCCACTGGATCCGCCGCATCAATGCTGGCGATGTGACCCTGGTGAGCCTCGCCACCACGGTCAAGACCGCGAAGAGCGCGGCAAAGGAGTAACCCATGGCCATGAGTTTCAACGACTTCCCGAACACCGTCCGCGTGCCGTTTATGGGCGTGGAGTTCGACAGCACCAACTCCACCAGCAATCTGCTCATGCCGTACCGGGTGCTTGTGGCCGGGCAAATGCTCGCGGGCATCGGCAACCCGCTCACCCCCGTGCGCATCACCAGCGCCGCCCAGGCCGCAACCCTGTTCGGCGCTGGCTCCATGCTGGCCCAGGCCTGCGCCGCATACCTCAAGGCCAACAGCATCACGGAGATGTGGGCCATCGCCGTGGCGGACGACGCGGCAGGCGTCAAGGCCACGGGCAGCGTGGCCATTACCAACGCTGCCACGGAGAGCGGCACCCTGTACCTGTACATCGGCGGCCGCAAGATCAAGTGTGGCGTCATCAGCGGGGCGCAGGCCGCAGCCGTGGCCACCAGTCTGTCCGCCGCCATCAACGCCGAGGCCGATTGCCCCGTCACCGCTGCGGCGAACGCGGGCACGGTCACCCTCACCGCCCGGCACGCGGGCGAGGCTCACAACGGCGTGGATCTGCGCCTCAACTACTACGGCGAGAGCACCCCGGCAGGCATCGCCCTGGCCCTTACCGCCATGAGCGGCGGCACCGGCAACCCGGAAGTGGATGAGCTCATCGCCGCCCTGGGCGATACGCAGTATCACGTCATCGCCTGGCCCTGGACCGACGCCTCCAGCCTCGCCGAGATTAAGGAGCTGTTGGCCGAGCGTTGGAAGCCGCTCAAGCAGATCGATGGCGTGGCCATTGCCAGCGCCACGGGCACCCATGGCCAGCTCGGCACCCTGGGCGACAGTCACAACAGCAAGCACCTTTGCATCATGCACGCCCACGGCTTGCCCAGTCCCACCTGGGAGGTTGCCGCCGCCACGACAGCCGCAGCCGCGTTCTATGGC